TGGTGATATTTTCTTTGGTGATACTGCTGATTTAAATATTGGACAAATTAGATATGCCCATTCAGACAACAGCATGACATTTAGAACTAATGCTGCTGATAGGGTAGTCATCGACTCCTCAGGCAACGTTGGAATTGGTACGACTTCGCCTAGTAAAAACTTACACATTTATGATGCTTCAGGTGGAGCTACACTTAAAATTGAATCAAATACTGCAAACGCATACGATTCTAGCAAAATTGAACTTTTAGGCGGAAACCTAAGTACAAGTGAAATATTGTTGGGCGATGCTATTTCTGCAACTGTTGGCAGAATTATTTATAGACATGACGGAAACTCACTAGCATTTGATGTTAATGGTTCTGAAAAAATGCGTATCGACTCATCAGGCAACGTGTTGGTGGGTAAAACTTCTAACTCTGCAGATATTGTCGGTGGAATTATACGTGCTAACGGGTTGGTTAACGGCTGCTCTGATAGTAATTATTCGGCAATATTCACAAGAAATACCAATGATGGCGACATCGTGCTGTTCCGCAAAGACGGCACAACAGTTGGAAGTATTGGTACTAGTGCTGCTCAAACTAATAGTTTAGTTATAGATGTTCCTAATAACGGCTCTGCTTTAATATTTGAAGGCTCAAATACTAGTGGAACAACTACTAGACTTGCCATGTCTAATGCAGGTGGCTCAGAAGCATTTAGACCATTCAACGCAGATAGTGATGCTTTGTTTGATTTAGGCTCTGGTACAAGACGCTTCAAAGACCTCTACCTTTCAGGCGGTGTGTATCTAGGCGGTACTGCTGCTGCTAACAAACTGGATGACTATGAGGAGGGTGATTATGAAGTAACCATCACCTGCGGAACATCTGGAACAGTTAGCCTAAATACTGCCTTTAATCGCGCTGCTTACACCAAAGTCGGACGCTTGGTTACGGTACACGGTTTTGTTGTAGTTGATAGCGTTTCAAGCCCAGTTGGATTCTTTCAGATTAATTTACCATTTACTCCCGCGTCATTGACTGATAGGGCTGGAGACGCCGCTGTCTCCTTAGGCCTCCAAAACGTAGTAAGCGCGAATATTTCCGATTTTGTGGGAATGCTAAATGAAGGCGTTGCAAAGATTTATGTTCAGTTAGGTGACGCGAATACCCTTCAAAACGACAGCGCACAGCAAATTGCCGCAAATACATACATTACCTTTAGTGCAACTTATTCAGCAGCATAATTTTAACCATACGCCTAGTGGATTCTAGGCACAGACAAGAGGAAAAATAAAATGATAACAAAAGAACTAAAAGAAGATAAAATAGAAATTGTAGGAGACTACAAGGCTGTGCAGGTGCGAACTGCTACAGTCATTAGTGAGGATGATGTGGAGTTGAGCAGATCTTTTCACAGACACGTTGTAAATTGCTTAGACGATATAAGCGGTGAATCAGCAGAAGTACAAGCAATCTGCAACGCAGTTTGGACTGATGAGCTTAAAGCCGATTATCAAACCTTTTTAGATAATTCTACAATTGCATCAGATTAGAATATTTTAGAAGAATAATTATACGAAGATTAATTATATTGTTTATAATTAAACTTAAAAACATTAACACATTATGGCAGATACATTTACTACTAATTTAAACCTTACCAAACCAGAGGTTGGTGCATCCACTGATACCTGGGGAAATAAGTTAAACAACGACTTAGATGACTTAGATGCAATCTTTAGTGCTACTGGTACATCGGTAGCAATAAACTTAGACGGAGCAGTAATTGATAGCTCTGTCATAGGTGGCAACACTCCAGCGGCAGGTACTTTTACTACTTTAACCGCTAATACATCTATTACAGGCACACTAGCCACAGCAGCACAGCCAAATATTACCAGCTTAGGAACGATAGCCTCACTTGTTGCTACCACAGCCGACATCAACGCAGGTACTATAGATAATTCTGTCATCGGCGGAACAACTGCCGCCGCTGGAACATTTACAACCTTAACTGCAAACACCTCAATCACAGGAACTCTTGTAACAGCAGCACAGCCTAACATTACAAGTGTTGGAACGCTGACAGGATTTACTTCAACTGGTATTGATGATAATGCTACATCTAACGCATTAATTATTGATGCAAATGAAAATGTTGGAATTGGGGCAAGTCCTTCTAACAGATTAGACGTTGTGGGAAGTGGAAGCACTAAATTAAAAATTACAAACAGCGACACTAACTGGGCCGCACTTGATATACAAGCAGGTGGAAACCAAGCAAATTATATTTTCTTTAGAGATGATTCTGCTGAAAGAGCAAGAATATCAATAACAGACACAAACGAAATATTGTTTAGTAATGGTAGCAGTTCAGATGAACGCATGAGAATTAATGGTGATGGAGATACTCGTTTTTATGGTGACTTGGTTGGAGGCGCTGGTACAGCCTATCCAACTTCTGGAGCTATTAACAGCGCATATTTACATTCCATTGGAGATGTAGCCAAACCAGCTTGTAGATTTACTCAAACCAGCACCAGTAATAGTGATGCAGTAGTAAGAATCAGACATGAAAATACAACAGCAGGAAACTATATAGAATTTAGAACAGACGAAAATGTTTTGACTGGTCAAATACAAGATGTAAGCGGAACAATGCAATATCAGTCAGCATCTGATTCAAGATTAAAAGAAAATGTAGAATCAATGACTGAGGGATTAACAGATGTTCTTGCAATGAATCCTGTTAAATTTACTTGGAAAAATATCGTAACAGAAAATAAAACTGTTGATATGAAAAGTGCTGAAAGTAGAGGATTTTTAGCTCAAGAATTAAATGAACATTATCCTTGGGCGGTATCTGAGGGTGGAGAAAATGAGAAAGAAAATCCTTGGGGTGTTGATTATGGAAAACTTACTCCAGTGCTTGTTAAAGCTATTCAAGAACAACAAACAATTATTGAGTCTTTAGAGGCTCGTATAACAGCTTTAGAAAGCTAATAAACTAAGAGGAAAAAATTATGAGCATATCTTATGAATGGAATGTAAACACAGTAGACGTATATCCTACTGACGAAGATCACACCAATGTAATCTATAACGTACACTGGCGATTAAACGCCACTGATACTGAATTAGATCCAGAGGGTAATCCTTACACAGCAAGTGTTTATGGAACACAAGCATTAGACACATCTGATCTTTCTGATTTTACAGACTTTGACAGCGTAACTGCTGCTCAAGTTCAAGGTTGGGTCGAAAGTGCAATGGGTGAAGAAGAGGTACAATCTCTAAAAGATAGCCTTGATGCAAAAATTGCAGAAGAAATAAATCCAACAAGCGAAACAAAACAATTAGTTGCTTAATTGAATGGCATTATTTCCAATCACACCTCCTGCGGGTATAGTCAAAAATGGAACTGATTATGCCAATAAAGGCCGTTGGGTTGATGGAAATTTAGTTCGTTTTGAAAACGGATATTTAAAACCTATAGGTGGTTGGACAAAACTTAGAGCCACAGCACTAGATGGCGCACCCATTGGGATGTACGCCTATAACGATAATTTAGGTCAGCCTATACTGGCAGTCGGTACAAGAGAAAAAGTTTATGTCCTATACGACAACACTTGGACTGACATTACACCTGTAGGCTTTGTGAATGATGCAAGTGCTGATCCACTAGGTTATGGTGCATATAACTATAATGTAGAAGATTATGGTGATGCCCGTTCACAATCAGGATTACCTTTAAGATCGGGTCATTTTTCTTTTGATAACTGGGGAGAGCATTTAAACTTTTGTTTTTCTGGTGATGGTAAGATTTACCAATGGCGACCAGACTCAGCAGGTGGATCACCCGATACCATAGCCACAGTCGTATCTAACGCACCCACAGGGTGTCAAGCAATTATTGTAACCAACGAAAGACATTTAGTTGCCATAGGTTCAGACGGAGATCCAAGAAAAATATCATGGTCAAACAGAGAAGATAATACTAACTGGACATCTAAAGCTACTAATACCGCAGGTGATTTACAAATCCCTACAGGTGGCAGAGCTATCATGGCAGCATCATTTGGCAATGACATTATTATTTTTAGTGATACTGGTATTAGCAGAATGTTCTATGCTGGTTCACCTTTTGTTTATGGTATTGCTGATGCTGGAACTAACTGCAAAACAGTTAGCAGACGTTCTATTGTTTCTACTGGTAACTTCCTAGCGTGGATGGGTGAAAACTCTTTCTTTGTATACGATGGCACTGTTAGAGAAATACCATGCGAAGTGCATGATTATGTTTACGATCAACTAAATGTGTCTGGCAAACAGGCTTGTTGGGGCGGTCATAACTCTAACTTCAATGAATTATGGTGGGGATTCCCAAGCGGTGATAATCAATATGCTCCTAACAAATACGTCATTTGGAATTATGGTGAAAATGTTTGGTCTATTGGTGAGCTAGACAGAGGTTGTTGGGTTGACCAAGGTGTCTTTGATTTCCCAACTTCAGCAGATAACGCTGGTTTTGTGTATCAGCACGAATCAACTGTATTAGGTAACTCACCTAATTTAGGCTCTGCTGTTCCATATGCGACCTCTGGGCCTATTGAAATAGGTAATGGTGACAATTATGTCCAATGCAATCAAATCATTCCAGACGAAGAGGCTAACACGCTTCCAGGTGTCACCCTTAGTTTCAAAGGTAAATTTACTCCACTCGGTGCAGAAACCGACTTTGGCAGTTTTACTTTTGAAAGTGATGGTTATACCGATGCTAGGTTTACTGCACGACAAGTACAAATGACAGTTACAGGCAGTACCACACAAGACTTTCAAGTAG